TTGCCGCCCGGCGGCATCCACATCGGAACCATCGCCAGCGTGAAGGCATCCTTGTGGAAGCCGACGTTCGTCGCGTAGGAGGTCGATGCAGCGCCTTGAATGACGTACGGTGCGCCAGTGGTCGGAGAGGCGGTCACGTTCTGGAATGCGCCGCTCGTGACGATTGCCGGACTGATCGGGATCGAAGTGGCGCCCACCAGCACGTCAGCCGTGACCACGAAGTTCGCAAGCACACCCGTGGATTGACGCGACTGCGGATTGACCGCGAAGACGCCCGGAAGCGTGATCGTGGTGCCGCGAGTCAGCGTGCCGCCAGCCACCGCAACCACGGTCACGGACGAGCCAGTCTGGCCGGCACCGTTCACGTTGGTTGCAGTCGCGGCGCCGTTGGTGTGCACGTCCACGTTCTGGTCCATGCCAGGATCGATGCCGAACGCGTTCTGGAACAGACCATTGCGGTACTGCTTGTCCAGTTGGCCACTGGCGTTGAACATGCCAGCGAAGCCGCGCAGCAGACCTGCGTTCAGCGCCGGGTTCATGATCAGGTCGCGCTGATTGTCTCGCGGGGCGCCCATGTCGTCGAGACGACGTTGGATGTCCGTGATCGCACCAACGGCCAGATCCTGCGTGGTCGGAACCGTGCCGGTCGGGTTCAGCGTGTTGTACGTCGCGAAGTGCGACAACTGCAGGCCTTGCCGGTCGATTTCGTTGACCACCGTCGCCAGCGCTGCCTGAAGCTTCTTCTCCAGTTGCGTCAGAGACAGGGTGCGCTCGATGGACGTGAAGTTCAGGTCGCAGCCACCTTGTTGGAGCGTCAGCGGCACCGTGGTTTCGACGGTCGCTTGCGGGTTGGCTACGCGACCAGCCCGGTAGGTGTAGCGCGGCGGGCGCTTGATGTTGATGGTCTGCCCCGGCGCGTAGCCACGGCTCATGTTGCCCGCGAACTCATCCTCGTAGTCGCGGTTGATGTTCTTGGAGAAAGACAGCATGTTCTCCAGGATCGCCAAGGCTTCCTTGGCGACGATGGAGCAGGTAACAAGAGTGTTGGTCATTTCAGGCCTCGTGATGGATGAAGAAGTTCATCGCGCCCACTTCGCCCCTTGCTTCGCTCGATAAGCACGGTATTCCTCGTGCGTCATCTTGCTTGGATCGGTCGTTGCCGACGATCCAGTGCCAGCAGTTGGCTTCATGGGTGCGGGTGCTTTCGTGACGGGCTTCGCAGGCTTTTCGAGAGTCGCTTCAATGCGGCCCAACTCACGAGCTGCAGCCATCGGCGGCAGCGCGGAGAGGCGGGCAGCCTCAGCGGGGTTCTTGGCGAGGTGATAGACCAACTCCGGACCCTTGTCGCTGTCGAGAATGGCTTCACTGAGGTGAGGCGAGATCGCCACATCAGCAGCGCCAACGACTGCGTCATAGTCCGGAATGCTGGTTTTGACGGTAGCTTGGCGCTCGGCGAAGGTTTGATTCCTCGTCTCCTGCACACGCTGATCCGCACTCTTCGCGGCGTCGGCATCGCGAGCGCTCAAACGCTCCGACACCTTCTGGTCGGCCTTCCAGTCGGCCAGCGCCTCCACGAACTCGCCGTAGTCCTTGAACTGCTCCACCGTAGGTTTTGCCGGCGGGGCACTTGGGGACTGCGCAGGCTCTGCGCGTTGCCGCCAATAGGCAGCCTCACGCTCAGCCTCACGACGGGCTCGCGTCAAGTCGTCAATCCGCGTTTGGACCGGCGACTTGAACTGTCCCTTTTCATCTCGGGGACGGTCTTCCGTCTGCGGTTCTTGCGCGGCTTCTTGCGTTGCCTCTTGAGCAGGCGCCTCCGGGGTCGGAGTTGCCACCTCTGGCGTTTGTGGCGCACTGGGCTGCTCGGTCGTCACTTCCTGTTTCTCTACTTGCATGGTCTTCCCATGTATTGAGGCCTCGAATACCCATCGAGTAGGGGTTGTTTGCTCTCTTGCACCTTGATCCGCCGAGACTTTGGCGGGGCGATTTGGTCAGAGCTGAACTTCTTGCTGCTCAGCTCTGATTGAGAAGGTCGGGGTTCCGGAGACATTCGAAGTCTCCAGACGAGCCCATGTGCCAGCCGGCACGACTCCGTACAGATTGACGGAGCCCTTGACCTGCTGGCCGACAGAAACCGTCAGCGTCGTTGGTTGACCGTTCGATCCGCTGATGACGCCAATCTGCCCCGTGTTGCATGCACTGTTCGTGTAGGTGCGCAGGAACACAGCACCCTCGGGAGTTCCGCCCAAGGTCACCGTGGTAGTCACGTCGACCGCATATGAGACAAGCGCGTCACGAGTCGCACTCACTTGGAAGCAGCTGTTGAGGGTGCGTGTCGGGGTCGCGAAGCTCCGATTCGTCCCGGCAGTCACTCGACCTTGCGCATCCGTCGTCACGCCGCTGTAAGTGCTTGCAGAGCCCACATTCGGCATACTGATCGTGCCGGTTGTCGTGATCGTGCCGCCATTCAGTCCAGTGCCAGCCGTCACGCTGGTCACGGTGCCGCCAGAAGTCGTGCTCAGCGTCGTGCCGTTCCATGACAGGCCAGAGCCGAGCACAGCCAGCTTCGGTTGCGAGATCGCGCCGTCATAGACAAAGAGGTAGCTGTCCGTAATGGACGACGGCGTCAGCAGCCGACCCCAGTAGTAGGAGCCGCTGACATCGCCTTGATAGATCAGCATCCCATACGGAGGGATCTGAGCATGCGCAACACCAGCCCACAGCATCCCAATAACGAACAGCAGCTTCTTCATTCTTGCTCTCCCGGTTGATTGTCTTTTTGCATGTCGGCGCCGACCTCGGCAGCAAGTGCCGGAGGAGGCTGCATCTTCTGAATCAGGATCTGGATCAAGCCCTTCAGCTCTTCAACGTCCTGCCTGCCTTCGTTGTTGATGCGAGCAAGTTCAATCTTTGTGGCGTTGTCTTCTTGAGCCTTCTGCAGATCGAACTGACCCTTCATCTGGGCTTGAGCAATGCCGCTTTGTGCCTGCTCAAGCTCTTGACTCGTGAGCTTCAGGTGCTCATCCATCTGCGCCATCATTTGGCTTGCCTGCTCAGGCGACACAGGACCGTTCGGCGTCTGCACCATCGCAGCAGGCGTGTTGCCCTCTTCGTCACCACGAATCTCAGGCGGAATCGTGCGTTCGATCCGCTTCGCGATGTCCTCTGCGCCAGGCCAGTCCATCGCCTTCACGACCTTGTCGCCAGCGATGTCCATCAGCTTCGGCCACGATTGACCAAAGCTGATCATGGCTTCCGCAGCCTCTTGCCGCATGGTCGTGTAGCTCGGACCTGTCGTGATGGTGCAGTCGTATTTCCCGAGGCTCAGGTCATGCATCGCCGTTTCGATGGCGCCAGTCTCCGGGTTCTGTTTGCCCGTCTCGTAAGGCTGATTCACCTTCACATGCTGCGGCTTTTCATCCTCGCCAAGGATTCGAACAGCGCGCGGCGTGTCATAGATCCTCGGAATCATCCACAGCAGGCAGCGCCCAGCGTGACGCATCGTGATCTTCAGGTTATCGGCGTAGTGGTATTGCGCCGTATCCCCTTCGCGCTGCTGCGCAAGCTCTTGCCTGCCGGATGTTGCAGACCCCTTCGCGCCCAAGCTCGCATCGAACAGACCCATGACGGCCTTGATGTTGTCGCGAGCATGCGCAGCCATCGCCAGCACACCCGCCGGAACATCAGCCATCGGCTGACGCTGCGGAGGAGGAGCTTGAAGCCCGTCTGACGTGACTTGGTTGTATTCGAGATACGAGTAGGTGCGGTTGTTCGCGCTACCCCATTCGTTCTCATATCCATCGAACTGGCCTTTCGCCCCAATATAGGGCGTCTTCGGCCTCATGCTGACCTCTTCCGTCGCGGAGGTCATCCAGTAGTTGTACATCCGCGCCGGATCTTTGGCGTGACGAATCAGGCCGCTTCGGAACACCTCACCGTTGATGTCGATCTCATCACCATAGACCGGGAACACCGGAATCCAGTTGCATGGAATCTCGGTGCTCTCAAGGATCTCCTTGGCCGTCAGCTTGTACACCATGACCTTGCGGTCTTCACTCTTGCGAGTCTTGGTGCCTGGAGGCAGATCGCCTTGATATTCATCCCTCCACATCACCGTGCCATCAGGCAAGCGGCAGAGCGTTCGTGACTTGCATTCGACTCGAAAGTATCGAGCGATGCGCACCATGTCATCGGTGACCCATCCCGCCTGATCACCGACTCCTGAACCAATCCCGTAGGAACCAGCATCGCTGTCCGGATACTCCTGCAGGAACTGAACCTTCGGAAGATCCTCGCTGATCAGGCAGCGCATCATGTCGGAGCCATCGGGCTCAACGTGATGCCCCATGTACACGGTGAACGAGTTCCGAATGCGGCGGAACTTGATGACCTGATCGAATGTGTCGTTCGATTCGTAGTCCGTGTAAAGCTCGAAGTACCCAGCACCACCAGCGGCAGCGCTTGAGGCGGCAGTCACGTAGGCAACCTCAGCATTCGAGTCATACTCGA